AAACCGCTGTCCCCTCATTCTCGTGCGCTGTCACCGAATGAGTCAGAGGCCGATGCCTGGGGCTAAGGGCCGATCAGGGGGCCGAAACGCGGCGACGACGCAGGAGCACGAGCAGCGCGGCACGTTGAGAGCGGATCGGCACGGTGGGTACGAGAATCCCGCGCCGCCAGAGGGCAAACCTGAGCCGCCGGCCGTGCTAGACGGCAAGGCGCTTGAGGAATGGCACCGGATGGTCGGCCGGTTGGACATCTCAAAGACGCTCTCGGTGGTGGACGACGCGGCGCTGTATCAGTATAGCCGGATGTTCGCCGAGACCGAGGCGATCGAGGGCATGCAGGCGGACACGTCTGCTGGTATCGACCGACTGGAAGAGAACCTGAGCGGGCTGGAAAAAGGCGAACTGGTCGCTTGTTTTCAGGAGATCACGAAGCTCCGCCAACTTGAGGCGCGTTACGTGACGCAGGTCCGGCAGGGGCGCATGGCGCTCCGGGCCTTTCTTGTGGAGTTCGGCATGACCCCGGCGGCACGGAGCCGGGTGCGGATTATAGGAACCCAAACGGATGAGCCAGTCAAGCCGCTCGCGCGGCTCCAACAACAAGCGCAAGCCCTCAGGCGCGTCAAGTAGCCGCTGGGCGAAGTTCACGCATCGCGTGGACGTGTACGCTCGTGCGGTGCTGGGCGACGTCTCGGCGCGTGAGGTGGTGACGCCGCAACCGGCGAGCAACCTCTGGTGGGTGGCTGGCCCGTATGTGCGTCTGGCCTGCGAGCGGCATCTGAGTGACCGCGAGCGTGAGGGAAGTGCCGGCTTCTCGTGGCAGTTCAACGAGACGGCCGCCGATGCCTGGATCGACTTCTACGAACAGGTACTCAAGCTGCCAGACACGGCCGGCGACGATGGAATGCCGAAGCCGTTCCTGCTTCACCCGTCGCAGGCGTTCATTATCGGGTCACTCTTTGGTTGGCTAGGCCCTGACGGCAATCGCCGATTCCGCGAAGGCTACATCGAAGAGGGCAAAGGGAACGGCAAAACGCCCTTACTCGCCGGCATGGGTAACGGCGAACTGGCGCTCGGCTTTGAGTTGGCCCCAGAGGTCTACTCAGCCGCAGTCACGCGCGACCAGGCGCGCATCATGTTTCGAGACGCCGATCGGATGGTGGACGCCTCGCCAGAACTCCGGCCGCTCATCACGAAAACCGTCAATAACCTCGCCTGTGGGCTGGGATTCTTCCGGCCGTTCTCGCGTGACCAGGGGGTCAAGTCAGGGCCTCGGCCATCGATGGCGTTGATCGATGAAGTCCACGAGCACCCGACGGGCGAGGTGATCAATAAACTGAAGGCCGGGTTCAAGTTTCGCAAGCAACCGCTGGCCGTGATGATTACGAACAGCGGCTTCGACCGGACGTCTATTTGTTTCCAGATGCACGAGCACTCGATCCGCGTGTTGCGTGGGCTGGCTCAGGACGAACGGCTGTTTACGTACGTGTGCGCGCTCGACGATGGCGAGGACCCGCTCATTGACGAGTCGTGCTGGGTTAAGACAAATCCGCTGCTCGGCGTCACGATCACGTTGGACTACCTGCGTCGGCAGGTCGCGAACGCTAAGAGTTTACCGTCGGAGACAAACATCGTTCTGCGTCTCAATTTCTGCGTCTGGACGAATCAGCACACTCGCGCGATCGATATGGCGCAATGGGCGCTGTGCCAGGCCGTGATCAGCGACGACGAGCTGATCGATCTCCCGTGCTACGCCGGGCTCGACCTCGGCATGAGCGACGACCTGAGTGCCTTTGTGCGGACCTGGCCGCTGGACGATGGCCGGTTGGCGATCCGGGCGCGTTTCTGGATTCCGAAAGCCTCAATCGAAAAGTTCCCGAATCGGCCCTATGACGAGTGGGTCAAGGCGGGCGTGCTGGAAGTGACCGAGGGTGGCCCCACAACCGACTACGCCACGATTCAGGAAGCCATTGAGCATGACTGCCTAGAGTCGGGCGTGCGAGCCCTTGCCTACGACAAGCGATTTGCCGAGCAGATGGCGCAGTACCTCGCTGGACGCGGCATCAACTGCGTGGACACCGCGCAGGGCTTCCAGCTCAACGAGCCAACGAAGCGGATGCTCGAAATGATTGCTGAAGTCCAGCTCTGCTGCGGCGGCAATCCGATCTTGTCGTTCATGGCGTCGAACTTTGTGATCCGGCACGGTCGGAATAAGGAAATCAGACCGGACAAGGACGCGGCCTCCGAAAAGATTGACGGCATTGTCGCACTGATCATGGCGATCGATCAGGGCGTTGTTCGTAACGAGGCGCCAGGCCGGTCTACGTACGATCAGGACAACGCCGAGGTGTTCACATGGTGAGCGCGGGCGACGTCGTGGTGTTTGTCGGGATAGGGGCCTTGCTCGCGGGCCTATGGGGCGCCTTTGGCTGGCCTGCGGCGGCCATTGTTGGCGGGCTGATCTTGCTTGTGGCCGGCGCACGGCTGCAACAGGTAGACACCACGAAGGCGCTCACGAAGGCGCAGGAGGTGGACCGCTAATGGGCCTCCTATCCTCGATCTTCCAGCGCAACCTGCCGGGCCTGGTGTCTGGCGAATATAACAACGGCGGATCAACGATTACCCCGGCGAGTTGGCTCGTCTCGGCGTTCAATGGCGGGAAGACGTCATCGGGGACGGTGGTTAACGAAACGACGGCCGAAGGGCTGCCGGCGATCTATGCCTGCGTGCATGTTATTTCCGAAACGGTCGGGCAACTCCCGCTGAAGCTCTATCGGAAGACTGGCAAGGGGAAGGAACCTGACCCTGACCATCCGCTGTACGCCGTGCTGCATGACTTGATGAACCCGGAACTCACGGCGATGCAGGGCCGGGAAATGATCACGCGGCATCTGGCGATCTGGGGCCGCGCCTACGCGATGATTCAGCGCAACGGGCGCGGTGACATTCTCGCGCTCTGGCCGTTGCACCCGGCGCGCATGTTCGTCGAACGCGACGGCCTCGGCCGCAAGGTGTTCAAGTACTACATGGCGAAGGGCGATTACCGGATCTGGGTCCATGACCCGGAGCGGCCAGACATCCTCCATCTGCACATCAACTCGGACGACGGGCTCGACGGCCGGTCGCCGTTGATGATCAACCGGGACTCCTTGGGGATTTCAGCGGCGGCCGAAGGCTACGTCGGGAGCTGGTTCGGCAACGGGGCTATTCCAGGCATTATCCTCACGTCGCCGCGTGCCTTGACGCAGAAGGCCAAAGACAACATCCGCAAGTCCTGGATCGACCGCTTCATGGGCGCCGGCAATGCGAACAAGGTGGCGATCCTGGAGGAAGGCATCACGTTTCAAGTCGTCGGGGTCGATCCCGAGAAGTCGCAACTTGACAAGTTGCGGGCGGCGCAGATTGAAGCGGCGGCCCGGATCTACCGTGTGCCGCTGTTCATGATCCAGAACCAGACGAAAGACACGTCCTGGGGCTCGGGGATTGAACAGCAGATGCTGGGCTTCATCAACCTGACGATGATGCCGTGGTTCATGCAGTGGCAACAGGCCATTGCTCGGGACTTACTGACGCGCCAGAGCGTCAATAGCCATGAGGCGATCTTCGTCGTCAACGCCCTGGTGCGTGGGGACATCCAGACGCGCTACAACGCTTACAAGTCCGCGGAGCGGTGGTTGCCTGCCGACGAAATCCGCGAGCTGGAAGACTTGAATCCGATTGGCGGGCCTGCCGGTCAGGTGTTGTGGTCGCCCAGTGGATCGATGCCCATTCTGCCCAATGCGCCGATCGCAGTGGAGCCTGAGCCCGCGGCGCCGGCTGTGGCCGAACCGAAGCAGGTGATGTGATGCGGATTAAGCTCTCTCAGCATTGGATCGACATGCTACTCAAGGAGTCTGAGTCAGGAATGGGCTACCAGCGCGTCGACGTTCGATTCGTTAATGGGCGTCACTTGGAGAACGCGATCGTCTTCAACGCGGAGCATCTTGAGGTACCAGACGCATTTATTGGAGCCGAAGTGAAGGAGTTAAAACTGCACCGATCTGTGATGCGAATCAAGCCGAGCGATGAGCTGGCGGTGCATGAGACGCGGGAGCGGCGGTCCCTGCGTGAGCCGTTGGAGTTCCGAGAAGACGGCGATGCCGCGACGATCTCCGGCTACGCGGCCGTGTTCAACAAAGAAACGATCATTGGCGGCGGATCGTGGGGCTTCCGGGAAGTGATTGAGCCTGGCGCCTTCGATGAGGCGCTGAGTCGGCCGGACGATGTGCGGGTCTTGTTCAATCACAATCCTGACCTGCTCTTGGGCCGCACGGAGAGCGACACGGCGCGGCTGAGTGTGGACAAGAAGGGATTGAAGTACGAAGCGGATTTACCGGACACCGCGGCGGCGCGGGACGTGCGCACGCTCATCAAGCGCGGGGACGTCTCGGGGAGTTCCTTCGCCTTCACGGTCGTCGATGATGAGTGGGAGGAGCCGAAGGCGAACAAGCACGACGGGACGATCACGATGCCGCTCAGGCGGGTCAAGAACGTGGAATTGTTCGATGTATCTGCCGTGACGTATCCCGCCTACCCGCAGACGAGTGTGAGTGCGCGGTCTAAGGCGCAAGCGTCTGCGGAGGCGGTCGAGCGCCAGGCGGCCGAGGCTGAAGCGGCGAAGACGCCCGCGAGTCGGGCGCTTGAGGCGGCGCTGGCGCAGATTCTGGCGGCGCGGGCGCAGGCGGTCTGAGGGTGGCGCTCATGGGGCCGGAGCTTCCGGCTACGGTGGATGGCACGACGACGGAGTGGGTGGATGTACGGTGTCAGTCTCATGCGATTCAGTCATTCAACTGCGCCGACAAGGGACGTGGGCGCGGGCGTCTATTGTTTCGGTACACGACGGATTGCCTAAGCGCCGGAGGAGTCATTGAGACGAAGTGTTACG